GCACTGCTGCTATTGGCCTTGTTTGAGCCTCCAACCCCAAACAGGAAACTCAGATTATCATCCTCATAATCCATTTCGGGAATATTGTCTCGAGTTCTGTCTCCTCCATTGCAAAAGAATATCCTAGCTTCAGGATACATGCTACGCACAGTTTTGATTGCATTTATAGCAGTTCCATTGGCATCATTGGGAAAGGTAATGGCATGATCTACCATGTTCAAATGACTTAGAACCGTCAGCCTTTCAGCCATTGGCATAAAAGGCTTACCTTTTTTCGCAGTAAGCCATTCATCGCTGTTGGTTGCCACAACCAGTTTGTCTGCCATGCGTCTGGCAGAATCAAATAACTGAATGTGACCACTGTGTACTGGATCAAATCCGCCTGAAACTAGGGCAATCTTTTCCATGTTTTTACTCCTTATTTTTCCTCATGCCTGGTAAACTTTGAGAGCCTGATTCCTGTCATAGATCAGAATAGCTCCATTCTCGTTGTCCTCATAGACACGAACTTCGATATTACGACCAGGATACTTTTCGTGAATACGTTCAATCATGTCCTCGGCCATCATTTCGCAACTTTTGAAACTAGCCTGCATGGTACCCTGATCAAAGAGACGCTCTAGCCAACGCTTGAACTGAATAAATTCAACTTCACGATCATTATGAAATACTTCTAGCTTGGCATAGAAATGAAAAATATGACGATGCGGTACTCCCAGGAAACTTACATCATCCCAATCACCTGTGGCTAACTTGGGGTCTGTATCAGCACCAGGGTACTTGTGAATACCTTCTTTCTGTAAACTTACCTCGATCCATCTTTGTAGGTTCATGCAAATAACTCCTCTAAATTAAATTCTGGTGACATGACTTTGACAGGTTCGGACTCTATGGTCTTGCCAATATGTCGTAACCAATTATCAAAATCATTGGTGTTCTTGACGTCATATAAAAACTTGAAGGCATTCTTGTCTGTGCCTCTGGCAAAGTCAATCAGATTTTCCTGACTCTGATTTACACGCTCTACATGACGCATAAAATTCTTGATACAGGCACTTACATAGGCAATATAGATCTGAATGCTGGGGTCAATGTTCCCATACTTTTCTTCATAGGTTCGGGCGCTGATCTGCAGCACTTCGTAAAAAGTATCCAGACTGTATTGCTTCATGCAAGGAAATAAATCACAGATATCTTCCCAGATGATTCTATAGTTGTCGTCAAATACACGATTGAATGTCATCTGATAATCAGCAAATCTATACTTGCCATTGAGTACACGATCTCCGCTGATATAGTATCTGCCCTGTGTTACTCCGCTGGTGTGCGTGGTACTATCATAGCTTAGCTGAACACCCTGGTACAGTCCATTCTGTATGAATACTATGTTAGGCAACATACGATACACACTGCCCACACCCAGTAAGTGCAGATGTCGACTTTCTAGTTCAATGGGCAGTTGTGTGAAATAAAATGCGCGCTTGATATCTTCGAGCGGTCCTTTGCCCAGAGCAGCAGCTCCCATGGCGATACCGCCAATGCGACCAATGTGATAGGGTGTGAGTTCAGCTGCCACATATTCAACCCATTTCATGTAGCTGTCATAATCATTACCCTGGGTAATTAGCATGGGACGAGCCGAGCTTTTCTTTTCGTCAAAATGGTCAATCTGGCGTCTTAGATTTTTTCCAGTCTCACGAGCACAGGATTCCAGCATACTGGGATCAAACCTGCGATTTTCCAGATCCAGTCTTTCGGATCTATCACTTAGAACTCGTACTGGTATCATATCAAAGCACATGGCAATGTCTGAATTCTGTGCCTGATTGGCATAGATTTCTTCTTTGAGCTCGGGTGTGATTGTTTTACCCAGAGTAATGATCTGCAGACCACCTGAGTCTGCATGAATGCTATGCAGATACTTGGCATAGTTTTCTTTTAGTCTGGGACCAGTACGTCGTTCAGTAAAAGCATTGTACAAGAGACTAATCTTGTGATCATGCTGACCATTTAGACTGCCATAGGTCTGTGCAAACACGTCCATGTTTTCTGGACGATAGCTTTCTTCATACATGAGTTTGAAATAACTTGTACCGCTTCCAACGTATTCAAACATATCAACTTCCTAGTATTTTTATTAGATGCAGAGCCTGTGTTTTGGCGTCATCAAACGCATTGTGATTCAGACCTGATTCGGGTCGAGGAACATCTACCAGCCTGGACATGGTACGATAGCAACGATACTGTCTAAATGTCCAGGGAGGATTGTCTCCCAAAAGTTCAAAGGCCTGACTAAGTATGACTAGATCAAAATCAGGACCATTGGCCCAGATATTTGGTTTACCTGGACCTATCCACATTCTAAGACTTCTCAGAGCTTCTGTCAATGGCTTCTGGTCTACCAAAAGGCTATCTCGTACCTGTTTTGGCTGACCCTTCCACCATTCGACCGTAGACTTGTCTATGGTCATGCCAATCTCTTTACAGGTTGCTGGATCGACATTGACATAGAAGCCATCCTTGAGCTCAGTGTCTGTAAACCGTACAGCACCGATGCTTAGTATGCAGGAATTAGGCTGAACACCCAGAGTCTCAATGTCAATCATAATATTGTTCATGACAACCTCAGCTATTTGCTATGGCCATGAACTCTGCACGAGCTGCGGGGTCAGACTTGAAACAACCACCAAGTTTAGCAGTAACGGTATGACTGCCAGTATCTTCAACACCACGACTCTTGACACAGTAATGCTGTGCCTTGACAACAACAGCAATGTTATCTGTATCCAGAATATACTGTAATGCAAAGTATACTTGTTCGGTTAGACGTTCCTGAATCTGCGGACGCTTGCTAAAGTACTCAACAATGCGATTGATTTTACTCAGTCCCAGAACCTTTTGGTTTGGAATATAGGCCACGGTTGCCAGACCATCAATAATCACGAAGTGATGCTCGCAGTTGCTTTGAACAATGACATTTTTCTCCACAACCATTTCGTCGTATTTCATCTTGTTGTCGACTGTGGTACACTTGGGAAATGCGTCATAGTCCAGACCCCAGAAAATTTCATTGACATACATCTTGGCCACACGCTTAGGCGTCTCTGCCAGACTATCGTCAGTCAGATCCAGACCCAGTATGGTCATGATAGCAGTAAAGTTCTGCTCAATCTTTTCGATTTGGGTTTTGCGATCAAAGCCTGATTTGGTTACGGGAGTTTCAACACCCATCTTGACCAAATGTTCGTGAACTCTTTGACCCAGTTCAGGGTCGGTTTTTGTCTTGTTATATGACATCTTGAATCCTTCCTTACGCGGACTTGATAATTGAATTTGCCACCTTTGTGTGGCACTTGTATTTATACGCCTAGGTTGTCTTGGTCCCTGTGTGGGTCCTGACATTGATGATACCGTGGTAACAGAAACGCGAAAATGCGGCCGAGCCATCCTATGTGCTCGCCGCAGATTTGACAACACCAGCTTGGAAATACTACCTTTTTACCCACGGTCGGGCTTCTACTATTTCGTTACTCTGCGCATAATCAGGTACCCCAGGCGTTCTTGAAAAGTGGTACTTGCAATCTATCGCTGTATCTGAACCCTTCCGACATTGCAAGCTCAGCAACGGCCCTGTTGTTGAGGAAATACAGCTGGTCAGTACCACCGCAGGGCATAAGATACACAGGACCTTTGAAACCAGCCTGACGATACTCGCTGACTGCTTGTTTGGCTTCATCTAGATCTTCCTTGGTAGCTACAACAAACTTCAAATAAACATAACCATGTTCTTCATAATTTACAATGATGTCAGGACGAATTGCCTCTGACCATTTCTCACCACTGATACTTAGCTTTGGACTTACACTAAAAGTAAGACGCTCCCAACCCTTGCGCCAATGAATTTTCAGATACTCAGAAAACTCTCGGGTTAGTTCTTGTGATCCGTTGGTTTCAAATGTCAGCTCTTTCAGAGCAATCATTCGCGGTTCCTGTAAAAGGTCTGGATATGATCTTTGCCAGCCCAGCAACGGCTCACCTCCTGTAATGACAAGATGTTCATCTTTCCACTGACCATGAGGTAACATACCCATAATGGACTCAACAATAGAGTCAGTACTAAGAACAGGAGACAGATGCTTAAAACGAACATCCCAGCTAGCATAAGAGTCACAGCCAGTATGTACGAGAGGCAGGCTTCGATAGTCCGTAAAAGTATCTGCCTGGACCGCGATAACATTTCGCTCATTGGATTTCTCTCCTTTGGGCATTCCAAAGCCGTCACAGGTAAAGTTGCAACCAAAAGTTCTGAGGAAAACACTGGGGACTCCCATGTATCTTCCCTCACCCTGGATGCTATAAAATAATTCGGAGATTTTTAGTTTTGCCATGATTTTCCTTGTTCAGAGCCTGAATTGTATTGTATTTAGTTGTCGGTGTCAATAGAGGAATCATCCTCTTCGGCTAAAACATTACTTTTCGGTTTTTTCATGGTTCGTTTGTCTATGTCAATCTGATCCAATTTCTTCTTCATGTAGTCTAGGAATTGGTTGCTAAAATCGTTTAGGTCGGCATCTTCACTGGTTAGGATATCATCCAGATCCAGGTTTTCGATCAAACGGTATTTGGTTGCCTGCTGTTTCTTTTCCTTTTGAATCCTTCGGATAAAGGCAAAGTAAACGATCTGGGTATAATAGGCAAAAGGATTGGTTGATTTACTGGGGTCAAATTTATCGGCAGCAGACAGACAATTTTCAATGCCATCCGATATCATATCGTCTTTGAATGTATAATTTATAAAATTGGCCTTGTAGCTCAGATGTGTTGCAATCTTGATAAAACAATCGCCCAGATAGTTGCTTATCTGCGGTTTTTCACGTCCCTCTAGTATGGCCTGATCAACACTTTCACGATACTTTTTTAGTTCTTCGTAGAATTTTTTATTGTCTACGTAATGTGCACCTGCTTTCTTAGTGGAGGGTGCGGCCTGTACCTGTTGCTCTGAGCCAGCTGTCGTCGTCATCTTCCTGTTCCTCTAAAATTTCATCAAGATCTACATCCATGTCACCGACAAGTGCCTTCATGAGCTCTTGTGCGTTACTTAGATCCCGAGCTGTTTCTCTTTCTTCAGCAGGTATGAGTTTTTCATTGTTCATCTGATCAATAAAGTTTTCATACTGTTCTCTGAAGCTTGCTTTGGCTTCTACTGCACTGATGATACAGCTTGTATTGATCTCCATGATTTTATCCTCGCTCAGAGGCATCCAGGGATGTAATACATAACTATCAACTACGCCAACACCAAGGCGAGGTACACGAACTAAACTAACCATCATGGGGTCGGTAATTAGGACACGTCTATTCGTTTCCAAATTTTCCATGTTATCGTCGGTCAGACAAATAATATTTTCTCCATTGCTAAGTTTGATATACTTGCAGTTGAGATTACTCATCTAATTTTACCTTTACAAGTTGATAGTTGAACTGCTCTTCATTATATATTTTCACACGCTCGATCATGTGCAGTAGCGTGTAGTTCTTATGTGACTTCCAGCTTAGGTCATCGGCAATATCATAGAGCCTGGCACTTTGCTTGGTTTCGCTGGTTCGTAGACCACGACCAATACTTTGCAGATTTCGAACTCTGCTCTTGCTCGGACTGGCGAAAATAATGTTGTGCAGGTTTTTGATATTGATGCCTGTACTGAATGTCCCATAACTTGCTACAATAATAGCACCATCTTCTTGTTCTGTCAATTGACGAATTTGCTCACGCTGTTCAGTATCGGTTCCGCCATAGACGAAAAATACCGAACGATCACCTGATCGTTCCTGTATCATATCAAACAATTGCTTGCCGTGTTTTTCAACGAACTGAAACAGGACCAGGGTATTGCCCTTTTGATCTAGAGCCAGGTTTCGAATGAAGATATTTCGTTTGGCATAGTTCACCAAGAAATCCATTTCTTGCTGATAGGTCAGTCCCTTGTTGTTATTGTATTTCTTGCAGGCCTGTCTAACGGTATCTGGATACTCCAAGACGATATTGAAGATTTTGAGCTCGGCTAACTGCTGATTGGTCATCAGAGTTTTGGTAGTAGTGACCTTGTACACTGGATCAAACATGCCCTCCAGAACCAGTTTATGAGTCTTGAGCCCATCCAGTGTACCTGTAGTGCCAAAACGGTAATAGGCATTCACACACTTGTTCATGATATTACTCAGACTCTTGGCCTTGAATAAATGAGCCTCATCACCATAGACTGCATGAAACGGTGCAAAGAATTGTTTAGGCAATTTATACAGGCTTTGCCAGGTGCTGATTACTACGGGAAACTGATTGGATTTTTCTGTACCGCCATAGATTCTATGAACATTGTTGCTGGCTTTCCAACCGTTCAGACAACTATAATCCTGGAAGTCGCTGTATAACTGCTCAACCAGACTTGTTGTTGGCACTATGATTAGTTGGCGGCAATTCTGTTCCAGGCACCAGCGAACCAAACAGTATATGATCAGGCTCTTGCCCGATCCTGTTGGGCTTAGCAATAATTTTCTACCCATTTTCAGAGCCTGGTATACTGCATCGACCTGATAATCACGAATCTCCAGAGGCTGGCCGCGACTGCCTAGTTTGAGACTCTGGCAAAACTCAACCACCTGGGCTCGAGTTGGACCCGTTGTGTATTCGACATCGGAACTGTCATAAGCATAGTCGCGGTCAGCACAAAATTTCTCAACATAGGGTAGTAGTCCGACATATATCTCCCGCGCCATCATATTGAATAATCTGGCCTTACCATCCCACATTCTGGACTTGTACAACGGATGGAACTTGGCTCCAGGAACATCAAACGTGAAGTGATCGGAGATCTCTTGCAGAACTCCGACATCTTCGCAGTTTACTTTTGCATACGCTGCATCCCTGTGTGAGATTTTTACAACAGTTGGCATTACATTCCGTTTTGCATTTTATACCATTCAATACTGTTCTTCACGTCCCAGGTTCGACTATTGATGCTGCGCAAGATTTGTTCGAGCTGATTTAGAACAGTCTTGAAGTATTCAATCTTGTCCTGCTGAACAATGAGGTCAGGATCGGTAGTCAGGAATTCATCCATTTCGTTTTTCAGAGGTTTGTTTCCCTGGTACTGACCCCAGCCTTCGGCTTCGAGTTCGTCTCTGGTCATTTCGCCACGATAGTAGCGATATTTTTTACGACGTAGTGAAAGGTATTCGCTTTCAGCCTTTCTGAGATTTAGACGGACACTGCCCATCCAATTCACGTACTTGGCATGCAGGAGCGGTGTACGAACCGACTCCTGCCCTAGGTTAGTAAAATCAATTTTACTATCAGCTTCCCAGGCATCCTGGAGCTCCGATAATTTCATAATATATCCTACGATTAGGTAAAGTTTATGATCTGGGCTGGATTGCCCTGGAAGCAGAAACTACCATAATGGTTTAGGCTAATGGTTGGATCAAGGAAAATGTCACCGCCCAGAGCCTGCCAGCGACGGCAGAAGGTATAGTCTTCGCTCAGGTAACGACGATCCCTGGGATCGATCATGGTGTCAAAGAAACTATAAAACAGTCCTTTGAGATCTGCGCCAATGTTCAGATCATTGTTATAGGCAAGCTCGGGATAGGCAGAAATCATTTTATCAATAACACTGCGCTTGATCATCATGAACCCTGTTCCTGCATCATGCACTTTGACCAATCCACGCTCAACAGCAATCTGACGCTTTTCCTGATCTACAAACTTGAAATTGACTGCATAGTCACTACCAAAGCTGGCGATGTCACGCTCAGTCCATTGTTCGGCATCTGGAGCTTTGCGGCTGGCATCGCGAATACGACTCCAGTTTACGCCCTTCTTGGGATAGGCTCCGACCGCAATGTCACGGTCATGATACAGAAGTTTGACAATATCTTCAACCTGATATTCAATGTCTGCATCAATGAACATGAGTCTGGTAAAGTTGCTTTGCAGAAAGTAAGCAACCAGAACATTACGTGCTCGTGTTACCAGACTTTCGTTGGCAATGGTACCAAAGGCCAGGGGAATTTTATGCTGATTGCAGAAAGTCAGAAGCTTGATGGTGCTTCTGAAATATGGTTCAGTGAGTGCGCCACCATAGCAGGGTGTGGCTACAAAGATTCGTTCCTTTTGCAAATCTTCGAGCTTTACACTAACCATTTGCTGATTGGGACCTGGTGCGCCAGGAGGAAGCGGAGCGATACCAGCCTGGCTGGCTGGATTGCCAGGCGTACCAGGCAACATTTTGCTGGGGTCAAACCCTGGAGGAAAAGTACTTAGACTTACAGGGGGCACTGATGTAGGTGCTGTTGGTTTTTCAGATTCTGACATAATTACTCCAATTCAATAACGAATTATAAGTTAGTTATAATACTTCAACATCAAATCTTTTATATCTAAATGATGCTATAGCAGTGAAATATTCCAGTGTTGAGCCTGTTACATCAAAATCCAGAGCTTCAAGACTTATAGGAAATAGGTCATGAAATCTAATCATGATGCCAGGATTGTTCGAACTGTTCATAATCAATAGTGTGCCATCGCTATGAGCGCCAGCTTCAAGTCTGTTATATGGAAAACGATCTTTGCGCGAATCAACAAATGCGCTATACTGATCATAGTCATAGGGAAATCCCAATGCTATGAGCCAGCGATACAGTTCTAGATAATTTCCCATGTCCTCCGAGATAATGAATCTAATGGTGAAGTCACCAAAATTCATTTTGTCTCCTATTCTAGACAAATCTGTAAAAGGTGTCGATTGAATTGCGAACCCTAAATTCAGACCTGGTAGATTGGCACTCTGACATGTAAAACTAGCGTTGGGCAGATCCTGGACCAAAAACTGGAAGCTGTTTGGTCTGAGGAAGTTTACCGTAGTTGGACGTGAATTAGTCCAATTACTAGTGAGTGCTGATACGTTGGCTGTGTACATACTTGTATTTATACCCGATAAAAAAGGGGCCCTAAGGCCCCCTAAATTTCTACCGATCTTGACGCCGGTTTAAAATCTAATGCAAAATTACATTAGGTTTACAACGCGGGTCTTACGGTAGTAGTGGTTACGGTCAGCAGTGAATGTCGATGCGTCAACTGTACCGTTAGCCTGTGTAACATATGGGTTAGCGATCAGACCATAACGTGTCTTGAAGCCGATCTTTGGCTGGAAGCTGTTAGGATCGATAGCACGAACCATCTGAAGAGGAACGTATGGGCAGTAGAAGATACCTGCGTCATATGGGCTTGAGCCTTTGTAACCAACCATGTAGAACTGGTTAGCTGCACCAAGGTTGCCTGTGTATGGGTCGATGTAAACACGGAAACGACCGTTCAGTACACCAGCAAATGTATTGCCTGTGTCATCAACGTTGAGGCCTGTGCTTAGAGCAGGAGCATAGTCAAGAACACCAGCCATGGCCAGGGCACTTGCAACGTCTGCTGAGCAAACGATCAGGTTACCTTTACCGCGACGTGTATCTTGTGCAATATGGTTAGCATCGCGTTCCATATTGAACAGCAGACCCTTGAAGCGCTCGACGCTCCAACGACCATTTGAGTCAACGTCAAGGTCAAAAGTACCAGGAGCTGCAGTAGCTGGGCTACCAACTTTGGCTACCTTATAGATCAGGCGAACAACTTCGCGGTTGATCTCAAACATGAACTCTTGGCTGAGGATGTTGCTTAGTTCAGCTTCGGCATCAAGACCATGGATTGCCTTCAGATCTTGTGCAAGTTCAACTGTGTACTCTGCCTTTAGAGCACGGCTCTTAGCAGTAACAGTTGTCTTGTCGATACCAAATGACATCTCGTTGTAATCAGAAGCAGCTTCCATGTTAGCTGTGGTATTTGCTGTACCTGTGGTATAGCTACCAGTTGCTAGGATGTTGCTGATTGCACCACTGTGTGTACCTGCACCGCTGAAATCGGTATCGGCTTCGTTAAACAAAGCTTCTGTACCGCTTGCTGGAGCACGATCGGAACCATAGAAAGCGCGCATTGCGAAAATAAGGCCTGTAGGACCAGTCATTGGCTGAACGCCGCAGATGTCATAAGCCATTAGGTTTGGCATTGCACGGCGAACTAGACCAATCATAATTGGATCATAGGTACCGATGGCTGTGGAACCACTGTTGCCTTGTACTGCGTTAGCTGGGGTCTCTTGCAGAAGTGCTGAACGCTCTTCACGCAGAGCTTTTTCTTGGTTCTCAAGAAGAACTGCAGTTACCTGACGCTTATAACTTTCCTTGATCTCTGGAAGATCAGGGTGGTCAAGAACTGACGCCCACTTGGTTTGAAGTTGTTCGGAAAGAAACATTATTGGGTCTCCTAAGGGATTCTTTCGATTATTTATAAATTACTTACGTTTGATGGATCTTGAGAGAGCCTGGGCATACTTGGCAACCGTGCTATCCTCGGCCATGGTTGGAGCAGCGGACTCGACATCCTCGACCAGAGGCTGTGCACTAACAGCAGGAGCAGCAGCTTTCTTGGGGAAGTAGTTCTCCTTGATAACTTCGACTTTCTGCTTGTATGTTGCTTCGTCATCAAATTTCACGCCTTCAAGAAGTTTACCAAGTTTGGAAACTTCGGTGTCAGCTAGATCTTTGCTCATCTCTTCGATAACAGCCAGGCGTTTCATCTCAACAACCTGTTGTTTCAGCTCGACATTTTCACTGATTGCACTGTTCAGTCTAGTGTTCAGTTCATCTGCCTTGGCTTCTAGGTCACCTAGTACATCATATTTCTCTTCAGGTACTTCAATGTAATGTTCTTTGAATAGTACCTGGAGACCTTGGATAAAGTCCTCGGCAATCTCGGTGCGGAGACCTGACTCGATTGCAACTTCGTTTTCCTTCATCCAGTTTTCTACCACATAGTTGAGGTAGGAATCTACTTTCTCCACGATTTGCTGTTGGAACTCAGCAACGTCTTCAGCAAACTTTTCGTCTAGCTGTGCGTTGATTTTCTCAACTTCGTGGTTTACACGGGCAACAACAGCAGCTTCAAAAATGCTGGTTGCTTTCTCTTTGAATTCTTCGCTAAGTTCGGCACCAAAGATTGGGCTGAGATCGATGGCTTCGACTACTGTCTCGGCAACTTCTTCGGTTTCTTCGGCTACGACTTCTTCTTCGGTTTCTTCGGCTACGACTTCTTCTTCGGTTTCAGTTTCTTCTTTGGCAACTGTCTTGAAGTTAGGTGCATCGCCTGCGCCAGTGGCTGCGGGGGCAACTGCTTTGGCCATGGAAGCGCTTGCCTTGGCGCCCTGATTTTCATCAGCTTCGCCGTCGCGGTCTTCGTGGCTTGCATGCTCGCTGCTACCCTGCATTGGAGCAGTGGTGTCGCCAGCATTTGCTGCCTTGATGGTTGTGTCTTTGCTAACAGAGCCAGCACCCATTTCCTCGGCTTCGGCAACAACCTTCTTGCCTTCCAGGCGCTCTAGCAACTGTTTGATTTTACTATCTACTGACATTTAGAATCTCCTAAATGAATCTTATTCTGTTACCGTTTATTTATAAGAAAGTTTACCTTGAAAGGATTTTCATGAATGATTCCCAGACCTGTAGCTTGGCCTCATCCAGTTGCGCTGCCGAAGCTTTTTTCATGTGCTTCTGCGCTGCTTCAACCTGAACACTGGTCCAGACTCCATTCTGGAGTACCCATTCAGCACCTTCCATGATGCCAGCCACGAATGCATCGGGAGCACTTGGATCGGCAACAATGTCTACTGTTGCTAGATGAAAGTCGTCCTGGACTTCCATGATTCCATCGCGCCCTTCTTTTAGACTTCCCAGTCCGCGACTACTGACACCCAGGCGCACTCCCTCTTCGATAAAGTTGCGAGCAATCTTACCCATGGGTGTTTCCAAGATCTTGGCACGTCCAATGATGTCCTTGCCTTCGAATCTTAGATTTGTAATCAGGTGGCTAACCTGATTCAAATTGATGCTGGGATTATCGGGATGGCCCAATTCACCCAGGCTACGCTTCTCGTTGATCATGGACTGATAACGATCCAGCTCTTTTTCCATGACCGACATGGGATAGCGTCGGCCGTTGCGATTGTTTTTGTCTGCCTGCATGAAAATACCTTCGATGAAAACCGACTTCTTACCGTTGGCTTCCTCGTTTAGGTATTGCAGGTCCTGAAATGCTTCTTTGATTAGTTTCATGGCTTTACCACTTAGACGCTATGTTAGCGGATTGGTTGTCGGGTTCGGTATAACCTGCAGATTTATGCAGTGTCATAATTACTGTACCAACATTGGAACCCATGTTTATCACAACATTGGAGTTCGCATTCTGATTTAGGACAAATCCGCCTGTTTGGTGGAAATCCCAGTTATCCATGGCACCGGCACCAACTGATAGTACCTCAGAACCATTTCTTGAAATATTGCCAGCGTCGGTGAATGAGAACCAGATATGCGCTATAGTTACTTTACTGTTGGCCAATTTCAGATCATAGAGATCAACGACGTCTGTACCTGTGCCTACAAAAGAGACTACGGCCTGTTGTCTTACCTTTTTTAGTATTGTTGCCATGTCTTTGTCCTTAGCCCTTATTGAGCCTTATCTTTGCGCATGGCGCCATACTTGGCTCCCAGCGCCATGCGGATACGTTCCTTTTTGCTTTTATCAGCAAACTTGGGATTTTCGCTATGAACGAAATCGTGGATCCATTTACCTGCAGGATCGTCAGCACTTAGCTTTTCCAAAAGGTCGTCTAAACCACCCAGTTCATATTCTAGTGTTTCTTGTCTGAGTTGTTTGAATTTTTTCATGTTTTACTCGGCGGCTTGTTCTTGTTCTGAACGATAGAAACTCTGTGCAACTTCGGCTTTCTTGCCGTCAATGGCAGCGGCGATCTTGGCAGTCATGATATCATGGAACTTTTCCTGTGCATCAGCACCGTTGTCGTTCATGACATCAAAAATCATGTTGTTTATATGTGTTTGGTAATCCATGGAATTCTCCTATGCATCGTTTATTTATTGTGACGGTTCGGCTGGCCGATTTTCAGCACTGGTAGCCTGAACGGCTGTGGCTGTTGGCAATGGGGTCGAATCATCTGCGGGCTCAGGCGTCTGAGCCTTTTCTTCTTCAATTTCCTCTTCCATGTCCTCAATATCTTCATCACTGAGACGCAGAATATTGCGCTGAACATATTTCTTACTGAAATAGAAACCAACATAGGGCTGAATCTGATTCAGAACATCGATACGATTTCTGGTAACCTCGGCCTCTTTGAGTTCCTGAAAATACTGATCCTGAGCATACTGATACTGGATCTGTTCTTCGATTAGATCCCAGTCAGAGTCAGTAACAATGCCCTTGAGTATCAGCTGAGTGCGTAAAATGTCATTGAACAATGTATTGAACTTCTTACGCATCCTGCCTACAAACTTGGCAAACTTGAGCTCGTCTCGGGTAACTTCGGCAACACGGCCAAAGCTCATGCCAGTCTGACCTTCCATGCGACTAAGGGGAACATTCAGTGACTGATAGAGCTTCTTCTGAAAATACTCGATATCAGCAATCTGTCCCAGATTCTCGCCGCCCTGCAATGTAGAGATTTCAGTGCCCTTGCCGCCTTCACGACGCGGTAACCAAAAATCTTCTAGCATGCTCATGACTTTGCGATCGTCTTTGATCTCGCCAGTGCTTGAATCATAGATGATCTTGTTACGGTAACGAGCCATGATGTCTTTCATGTACTGCTCGGCCTTGACCTTGGGCAGTGTTCCAACATCAATATAGAAAACACGTCGCTCAGGAGCACGAGCCAGACGGTAGATAACTAAACCGTCTTCCATCATCTTGAGCTGGTTTACTGGTTTCAGTGCCTTGTGTAGATAGCTAAGCACAACATTACGTTCCAGGTCTAGCAAGCCGCTGGGAACATAGGTAATGCTATCCACGGAAATTTTCAGACCAGATTGTGTACTGTTGGCCGAAGAACCAATGTTTACACCTGTGTTGGTGTTCACACCCTTTTCATTATAGATAAAAAATTCTTCGACCTTGTTGATCACTTCGACACCAGTGGATAATTTTTCCTTGGTGACATTACGAACTTTTCGTATTTTACGTGGGTCGATCTGTCTGAGCTCGACAATACCACGTCTGAGATTCTTGGTGTCTACGACTTTCTGGAAGTATAGACGTCCGTCTATGTACCAGCGTCTGAATGTTTCAAAACCTTTGGTATTGAATTCAAGTAAACGCATGACGTTCTTGAATTCTTCCCGTATGGTTTTCTTGATTGTTTCATCTAGATCAAGTTCGTCTAGATTGATGTCTACAGGGTTTTCGTCATCTACGGCAGCTATGGCCTCGGATACGATTTCATCAATGGCATTGCTACAATCTGCGTACATTGAGGCTTCACGATAACGTGTTATAAGCTCTGACTCAGATTTAGCAGTTGCGTCTAGGTCTACAAAGGTGCCGAAGTAGCCACCGGCCTGAACGACCGAGGCTCCATCGTCGGACTGAGGAGCCACAAAGCCTTGCGACTTTGTGCCCTCAGATTCGTCTTTCTGTCTACCTATGGTAAAACCAAACAAATTGATCGCCACTTATATTTTCTCCATAATGTTTAGGTACAGATTTATTTTATCGTGAGAATACACTAGCGATATCAAGAATCTGTTGTGAGCCAGCATTGGTTACAGTAAATGTCTGGTATGCCCAGGTACATGTAAACTGGCTGATCTGATCATTCGCCTGGAAATCAACACCAATAGGACTGATGTTGGTTGGGAATGCGCTGCGAAGCTTGTAACCCTTTAGTACTCGGCCGTTACGATCTAGCTGAAATACTTCGAGGTCACGCTGGTAGTCGCTTGGATTCAGACGGCCTGTCTTATTTACCAGATCTTCCATGCCGTTCATCCACTGTTCCATGGCAGTGCGAATGCTGAAATCTGAATCATTCAGCACACTAACTGTCCAGGGAGCGAACACACGATCGCCAGCAAACTTGACTTCACGACCACGGTAAAATACAGTGGTCTGACCAATGTCCTGTCCTGGCAACTCAGCAGTGGTTACCAGGAATGGAGCACGGGATACTGCTAGCCCGGCTGCAGGTACATAGGTTGGGAAGCTCAAGAACACCGCAAACTGGTTGGGACGAACCCCACCGTTTGTCAGTGCTGCTTTGAATCTATCTACGTTAAATGCGGTTGTCATCTATATCTCCTTATGCTCCAACCTCTTCAAAGCTGATCCCAGTGCGGGTAGCAATGAAGTTCAGTGTAATGAAGTTGATTGAGCGAGCTGGCTTGATAAAGATGTCAGCTACAAATTCGTTGCGGTCAATGACTTCGCCAGTGTTATTGGTTTCGTCGCAAACCACTTTGAAGTCTGTGATACCTCTACGGCCCTGAACATCGCGCAGGAATGGTTCTACAAGATTGCGGAACTGTGCACGGGTAAAGGCATCATTGAATTCGAACAGCTGATACTTGGCTGCGGTTGCAATGGCTTTTTCTAGCACAATGAACAATCTACGAACATTGATTCTATCAAATGCACTTGGCTTGGTTAGCTGAGTCTTGTCGCCAAATAGTACAGTGCCCTGACCTGGGAACGCTACAACTGGGTTTACGCCAGCCTTGTATAGGTTATCGCGGTCAGTCTGTGCTGGGCTGAATGCCAGCTTGACAACGTTCTTGATCTGGCCGCGGCTGTAACCAGCTGGGCTGAACCAAGGATCAGCAACAAAGTCTGTACGAGCGCAAAGACCAGCAACGTCGCCGTTTAGTGGTACCCAACGATATACGTCGTTGTAGCGGTCATACTGATATTTCCAACCACTGTCCATGACAGCATAGCTGCTGTTTAGGTTTACAGTACTACGGAAACCTGTGACATTAGTGGTGGCAGCAGAAGTGCTTGCCTGATTTTGAACATCTGAAAGCTCTGGACTAAAGAAAGCCACGCAGTCTTTGCGAACTTCACAGATATTGTTTACAACGTGAGTAATGGTTGCACTGGCATGCGCGCCCAGAGGCATGAGACTTACGTCATACAGAGCGTCCTGAACGAACTCACTAAATGCAGTCTGGTGTTCGCCTGCGGTTGGTGTGCCCAATGCGCCGCCGCTGAAGCTACCTGTTACTTCGGCCAGCAAATTAGCAAAAGTTGTGCCAGAACCTGTGACACCCCAGTTAGAGTTGGCACTTAGGTTAGCAGTAGCAGGATGATCTATGGCCCAGACATAACCACTCTGGTTGGCCAATACATCCTTGTAGTATGCTGAGCTACCGTCGCTCTTACGTGCGTCGTTGGCTTTGCTAACAAATTCAAATTTTTCCAGAACTGTGCCAGCCACGCCACTGAAACGGCCATCTTCGTCAATAACAATGATGTGCATTTCGTCGTTTGAGCCGCTGCGATCTGATACCCATGCGCTTGTGCCAGGGGCAGAATCGAAGTTAGCCTTGTATGTCCAGCTTGACCAGGTATTGCCGTCAGCCATGCTGATTTTTAGGCTGTTACCCCAGGTTCCAGGATACTTGGCCGCAAATAGGCCAGAGCTAGAAACTACGGTACCGCCAAAGAAAGAACTGTTTGCGTCATAATCGTCGGCGTTCTTGACCAAAGTACCTGTTCCTGCACTGGTGCCAGCATTCAAGCAAGCAACAGCATTTAGGTGACTGGCATTCGCAGAACGTACGATCTGAAGGTTGTTGCCGTAGCTTAGAAAGTTAGCAGCAGTGAAAAAGTCTAGATAGGTGTTAGCGTCGGGAGTACCGAAAGTCTTTGATAGATTCTTCTCACTGTCTACTGTTGTGACCTTCCCAACAGGACCCCAATTATAGTGACCGGCAAACCCACCAGCAGTAGTGGCAACTGCAGGGACAACATCTGTTAGGTCCCTTTCAGTAACCAGAACACCCGGTGAAAGCTGAAATGCCATCTTATTCTCCTTAAAGTTGACATAGCGAAATCTTGATTACCGTTTATTTATAGTTGGCCAAATCTTGAATCTCAGACCTATGTTTTCAGCCTGTTATTGATTTTCCAACCAGGTTTTCTTGAGTTTACCAATTTCTTCGTTGGGCGTTCCACTAAACCAGACGTCACCAGCCTCGACCTGAAACTGAGGTTTGGCAGTGTCTGGCGTTCCCTCGAGCCCTGTGTCAATGAATCCAAAGGGAGTAAGCTCGGCTTCCATGGCTTCGGCCTGTTTCTTGAACATCTCAACCCGAAGATTGGTATTGTTCATTTCCTTGAAGTAGGGCTCATTGCTGAGCCAGCTGAACAGAACCAGACACATGACCATGTCATCGTGGTAACCTTCGTCGGCTTCATAGCTGTTCTTGCGTTCCACAAAGGTACTGAGTTCACTGATGATATCTGAGTCGTGCTGTAATAGCTTGTTGTTCTCAATCAGACCCTTGAGCAGAGAGCAGCCCAGACGCTTGACCTGTTTGGTGGTACGAACACCAGGAACTGCTCCGTTGCCACCGCCTCCGGCATACTGCCCGCCGTGTTTGACGTTGCGCTGAACCCAGAATATGTTCTCGTATTCCAGATCAGCCCAGACTGCATCAGCAACCTGCTGACCGTTATCATTGAGCTCGATTAGTACCATGGATCGGTTATAGTCCTTGGCAACCTTGACAATAATGTCAGCATAGTGCAGTGGATGCGTTTTATTGTCACGATACTTGGCAGCTAACCTATAGGGGAAACTGGTTGTATCTATGACAACAAAGGCATGGTAGTCTCCTCCCACACCTCGACTGGTATCTGCAACCATGGTATACAGATGTCCTTCTTCGGGCTCCAGATACAGATCCAGGCCGTCTTTGCTCCACATTGGACGCTTGGCGCTCTGGCGTGCCAGGTGATCCGCGGCAATCAGTGTAGAGCTCGAACCCAGGAAGGTACACAAAACTTCCTGGTTGAAACGAAGTTCGCCCAGCAGAGCTCTTTGTTCTTCGGCCCAGCGTGTATCCCGTCCTGGGATTTTCCAGTAGGGAATAAACAGTGGCGTAAAGCCATTGGTTCCCTGCTCGGCTTCGTTCCAGAATTTCCAGAAATGATTATACCCCAGGGGAGTACTGGTCAACAGGATCTTAGTGGTTTCACCAGCACTAATGGTCGGATAAACTGAGGTGAAGAAATCTTCGGCTACGTTGTTGGGTATGATGGCAGCTTCGTCAATGTATAGCCAGTTCACGGATTTACCACGAATGCCGCTTGAGCTGGTTGCGGCTGTAAAAATTCTGCAACCATTTTCAAGTTCAATATCGCCCTTGTTCCAGGTCTTGACCCCCTGTTGCATCCATATGGGCAGCATTTCATACATGAGCTGATAGCGATACAGAACTTCTCGAGCCGCCGAACTTTTGTTGGCCAGTATGGCTACGGTTTTGCTTTCATGGAACAGTGTATACCAGAGAATACAGGCAGCCGCAGTTATGGTCTTGCCCTGCTGGCGCCCTTCCATGAGTATGACTTTTCGGTTGTTCAGTATTAGATTAACTTTTTCTTTCTGGCAATCATATAACTTGAAAGGCTGTAAGCCGTGGTCCAGGGTAATAATCTGGCAATAGGTCTCTATGAAGTAGATGTAGTCCTGACTACACTTCATGATCTCCTTGACCTGCTGTGGCGTGTAACTAATGTTATATCCAACCTGCTTGAGGTTGGAATTGCCCAGATAACTATGCTTATTGGGTTGCGAGGACACTTAGATGTCCTTCTCGTTCCTCAGCATTTTCATTAGGTCAGAAGTGCTTCCTGTGAACACAATGTTGTTATTCTGTGTACCTATGCTGTTTGATGGAGCTACATCGTCGGGCTGTTTCAGACCCTGAGCTTTTTTCTGTAACTCTAACAAATCTTTAGCAGTGTCGCTGAGTGTTTTCATGATCTGTCCAGCAACTTCATAGTTGCGTGGATGTTCGCTATTCTTGGCCAGCTCAACCAAATCATCCAGGGTATTCTGCCCCTTGTAGATTAGGCTACGCAGAGTTTCACGTGCCAGATCAAAATCTTCTTGTTGGTCGTGGCTTAGCCCTGGTTTGCTCTGAGGTAATACCACAGGCAACTGTTCTGGTTGCGGATCTTGTGCAGGTGGGATAGGATCTGTATTGAACAGATCATTTAGTTGATCAATGTTTTTCATTCAAAATCAGTAAAGGTTTCCGAAAACTCAAAATCATCGGTAGGCACGGCCGAGTCAGGACTCACAGTAGCACTATAGCTATGCAGATTGGCTGTAAGTTCTGCGTTCTTGTATATATTGGCATTGACCCTGCGAATGATTCCAGTTTTGTTTACTGGTCCATAATAGTTGATTTTTATGGTAAAGCTCAGTGTCCAAATAATGCTTCTGCGAACTGCAAAATCACCCTCATAATCATCGTCAAAGGTTACATTGTTCAGGATAACGGGAAGGTCGTTTTTGATGTCTAGTTCAGGTATGGCCTTGAGACTTAGATTGTAATCTGGATTGAAGTATGGCAGTATTTGTTCTATGATCTGTAAACCGTCATCCTGATTCTTGGAATAAACGTATAGATTGACGTTGATGTTATACGGTGTTGGAGCGTACTGTGCTCGTATTCTGGTTACGTCGTCGCTGTTTATGGCTCGGTTGCTGTTGATGGGACTGAGCTTTCGGGTAGGATCGTAGTCCAGGCCCAGTATCTCAAAACTCATGCGTGGCAGCACAATCTGCTGTCTCTGGTCTTCGAGATTGGGCTGAGCCTCAATTCTGGCGATCATCTTTTGTTTAGGAGCATAGGCCAGAGGTACCTTGAGTCTCTGTATTACCGAACCCGCGGCATTACGACGCTCAATGAAAATATCATTGAACAGGTTACCGAAAGCTATGATGGCCTTTCGGGTTGTACCCCAATAAAAGGTCTGATTAAGCACGGGCTACCTCACCAAAAGGATTGCGTTCTGAAAAGTCCAGAATATCTTCGATGTCTATGTCAAATTCATTGTTCTGGCCATTGGGTATGGTTTCGCCGCCAATGACTATG